ATATTCCCCATTGAAATAATAAGAATCTGTATGCTCTGATATTATAAAATATGGAATACAATTCAATTTACATAATTCGATTGTGTACCCTGATATTGTATTGTATTCTGTAAAATTGTGAAATATAATACAAAATTTTGTGTAGTCTAAAACCTGTTTAATATCTGAATTGTAAGTTTCGTTTGATACCTGCCTTCTAAAAACTGTATATCCTTTTTTAATACACACGTTTTGTAGCATTTTTAATTTTTTACCGTAAAAAAGATTAATTCGATGTGAGGGTTTAATACATTTATTATCTATACGTCTCATAATCTTGGATACGTTGTCCCACGCGTGATCTGTTACTATAGTAATGTTTACAAGAATTTCGCGCGGCACTTCAGCTTCGACTTCATAGTCGTCGATATTAGATTTATACATTTACACTATTACATTTACATTCACATTAACATTTTTAGATTTATTTATTTTTAGCAATTAACCAGTTGCTTATAGATTTAATTGCTAAAAATAAATAAATCTAAAAATGTTAATGTGAATGTAAATGTAATAGTGTAATAAAACAAATGCCTTTTTCTATCGACGGACAGAGCCACGCAAATGGGATTAAAAACGAAAAATTTGTAGTCGATTTCTTTAATAAAAATCCGAATAACGAAATATCCAAATTTTTAGAAAGCGAATATTCTACTTCAATTATTTCTTGTACACACGAAGGTGGTACGCAACAACAAATGGACGCTTCTTTTCAACTTAGTAATGGTACAGAAATTGGTGTATCTATAAAAAATCACAAAAAAGGAGGAACGATCGATTGGGTAAACACTACAAAGGGGATATCAGATGATTTAAAAAAGGATATACTAGAATTCAAAGAAAAAAACCAAGATAAACCCGTACCTAAAAAAGGAGGTATTCGATCAGAGCTTGATGATATAATGTCTTCGAAATTAGATGATTTATCTTCTGAAGAAATATCAGAATTATTGGAAAAAAACTATAAAAAAGAAGAGGTTACAAAATATATCATTTTTAATATTAACCAATCTAAACAACTAATTTTATTAGATAAATCAAATTTGGATATTTATTTCAATCCGGTTCATAAAAATGATTTTATTCTTAAATCAACTAGTCGTGCAAAAACTAGTCGTCAGATATGGATTAAAAAGCCAGATGGAAACGAAATTAATACAAATCTGAGATTAAGACTTCTTCTTAATAACGGTATTTCAGCACTTCTTGGGCAGAGTAAAAAAAATAAATCATCATGTGCCTGTTTTAAAATTCAACAAGATAAGGTAGACGAATTTATTAAAGGGTGTTTTGGTAAAGTAATTGTTAATTATTGAACCCTGATTTAACAATTTCAATTATATCTAGATTAATATCATTAATTATACATTTTCTATTCAATTTATCACATGCTTTAGCCGTAGTTCCAGACCCACACATAGGATCGTAAACATAATCTCCTTCGTCGGTAGATATTTCTATCAATCTTTCCAATAATTTTATGGGTTTAGCTGTAGGATAATTTCTTTCTTCTTTTCCTTGTGATATAGAGTGAATATCGTCCCATAAATCTGTGCATGGTTTTCCAGGATGTTCGTGTAAGTAAATTTTTTTATATAATTTAGCATCCTTTTTAACGGGCATATGAATTCTATCTTCTTCTATTAATTTTTTTAATTCTGTTTCTTTAATTCTCCATCCAGTTTTTGGATTAAATGTTTTATCTTTTATAATTATTTCATAAATATAACCTTTTTTTGTATTTTCAGTTACTAAATGACCCAGTGAATAATTACCTTTACTGTCTTCATTTTTAAAAGAATTTTTTAAGTAATTAGAATCTTTTTCTTGCATTACTAGATTAAATTTATATTTTTTAATTTTATTACATTTCCAAATAATATCTATTACAGAACCTAATTTAGTTTTGACGTTGTTTTTTGAACGACATTTTTTCCAAAATATAGGTTCTACAGAAAAAAATTTGCTTCGCAATATTTTTTCGGGTATGTACATACATGTCGTTGAAATATGAAAGAATAAAGTTCCATCCTGTTCCAATAATTCATATAGTGAATCAATGTGGTTTTTTATAAACGTTTCATAATCGATGTCGCTCCATTTATCTGAAAATCCTAAACTACTTTCACAATTTAACTTATAGTCTCTATCTGAATTAAAAGGCGGATCAAAGTAAATCATTCTAAATTTGTTTTTTAGAATTCTATTTAAATTTATAGAATCACCTATGTATAAAACTATGTTATCAGTTAGTTTGTGACTAACAAGTGAAGAACATTCTATTGTTTCTATTATACTACTAATTACTTCTTCGACGCTTTGTTTACTATCTTCACACTTGATTTTTTTATTGTGGTGTTCAGTTAGTTGATTTTTTCTAGCAAACTCTTTAAAGCATCTATCGCAAAAATACCTTTGCATATATTTTACTATATAATTTACTATACATTTTACTTTTAACTCATTTTAATTTTTAAAATGAGTTAAAATATAAATTTTAAAATATTAATTAATTCATAATGTGGAATATTATAATTTTAATAGTTCTTTTTATAATAACCGGAACTGTTATTTATACTATTGAAAAACTTTTTGAGGAAAATATTGAAATTAGACCCGAAGGTCGCCTGGATTTTATAGATATTTCTACAAATTATATAATAGTTTTTTCTATGGAAAATTGTAGATTTTGCGAATCACTAAAAGATGAATATATATCAAAAACAAAAAAACAATGGACAATTATCACCTATAAAAAAGATGGAACGTTTAACTTCGACAACAATTTTACAGATATTCCGCTTCTCGAAAGAGAAAGTATATTATTAGGTTTAACTAAATTGCTAAACGGAGAATTCGTGTTTCCGACAATAATACACAATAAAAAAATAATTCGTGGACTATCGGATAAATCTATTTTAGATAAAATTTTTAATGATTAACCAATCGCTTGAATTATTTTTTCATAAACTGGATTAACGTTATGAGGAACTTCATCTTGATCATAAAGTGCAATTGGCCATTCTGTATCTTTTATTACACTCTTAATATCCATTAAGAGTGTATCTGAATACACGTTCAGTTCTTGAAAGAAAAGATTAAGTTCGTTCATGAATGTATCGAATTTGTGTTTGCAAGGATCCGCGGTTATATCAATTATTCCAAATTCGTTAAAATTTGGAATATCTGAGTCGTATACGGTTTCATTAAAATATTGTACAATTTTTCCAGTTGTTTTGTTCATCGAAAGCAGATATCCAAAAAGTTGATACAAATCGTATTCGTTTCTTCTTACATTTTGAAGTTTCATTCTAGTTTTGATTTCAATTACATTTTCATTATCGGTAGCGTCGTGAAATCCCCTTATAGTCCAGTTAAATTCTTTATTTGTGTAGCTGAACATAGTATTATTCCCCTTCGTATATTTTTGCTTCTTAATTACATGTCTTTCCGAATTTGTTCCACAATCTTTCTTAAGTGAAGAATCTATAAACATTTTGACGTAATCGAGATCGGTTTTAGTGATTTCTTTTTTAAGTTTTATTTTGTCCGTGATAGTTTTTTCAATTTCTTTAAAGTCTTTTGGATTATTAACAGTTTTTTTGTGTTCAGAGTACATCTCTTTAAGTTCTGTATCAAAAGTCTTTACATCGCCGGATATTACTTGAATTACTCCGAGTTTTTTAAATTCCTGTTTATAAATTTCTTTGTATTTTCTACATAAAATTAGAAGCATTATTTTATGCTTGTCTTCATATGGATTTTTACCACACGCTGCAGCGATATTAGAGATTTCTAGAACGTTCATTTTTCAATATAATAATTGAAAATGTCTTTATACTTTATATTTTTAAGCAATTAATTAAAATTTAATTTAGATTTTTACAAATCATGAATCCATTTCTGGTGGAAGTATTTTTTTCTATAATATCCCATTTATCGGGATTTTCTTCAATCTCTTTAACAATTAATTTACATTTATCTACATTAATATCGTCTAACATTAGATATTTACATCTATTCTGTAAAATACGAAACTCAAAATAAGTAGTAAATTCACCGCCGTCTAGTAATATTACATCAAAAATTTCAGGAAGTTCTTTCCTATCTAAAAATAGATTGCATTTTTTCATATTTATAATATCTATATCGTTCCATTTTTTATACATTGAATTATTAATACATTGTGGAAAAATTTTATAAAAGTCGGGGGGTTCAACATTGAATATTACCTCATTTAGTATATTAACTTTTTTATTACTATAAAGACCTTTAGCATATGCAGATTTTTCACTATTACACTCTAGACTATAAAAAATATAATCGTCCGTTCTATTTTCTAACTCATCCACGAATTGTTTAGTACTACCCAGACCGTTCCAAGTTCCAATTTCTAAAAAACTTTTATTTGTAGGATCTTTTGAAAATTCTCTAATTTTTTGAGAAAATGTATCGTTGTTAATCTGACCTAAATTTTTAAGTAAATACGCATCAAATCCTACTTTATCATCACAGTCCCACATTATTAATTAAATTTATTTAATCTTTAAGTAATACAATTTAAAGTAAAAATACATATTGATAATAATGCAAGAAAATAACAATATATTCGTATCAAGCAGAGGACTTTTAAAATTATGCGATTATTTCCCTAATACACAATATTCCAGTATTAGACATATGCACGATTATCCAAGTATTGAAAAAATTAAAACTGTTAAAAATCCTTCAATATATGTATGTTCTAGTGCAATCGGTCATTTTTTACAAGTTTTATTACCTTTTATCGAATTTCCATTTATTTTAGTATCGGGGGACTGTGATGAAACTGTTCCAGATGAAATTTTATCAAAAACTCAATTTAATTCATTATTAAATGACGCAAGATTAATACATTGGTTTAGTCAAAATATGACCGTAGAACATGAAAAAATTACTAAAATACCAATCGGATTAGATTATCACACATTGAGAACTAGACCTCTATGGGGTCCTGTGAGTAATTGTGAAGAACAGGAAAAAATGTTAACAATGATTATTAAAAAAGCTATTCCATTTTGGGAACGTAAAATAATGTGTTACTCTAATTTTCATTTTACTATGAATACTAAATTGGGCCACGATAGGAAAGATGCACTTAAAAATATAGATAAAAATTTAATATATTACGAAGAAAATAAAGTATCTAGATTGATAACGTGGAATAAACAAAAAGAATATGCTTTTGTCGCATGTCCACACGGAGGTGGACTAGATTGTCACCGAAATTGGGAGGCGTTATGTTTAGGGTGCATCCCAGTTGTAAAAACTTCGTATATAGATAGTGTGTATAAAGATTTGCCCGTATTAATAGTTAAAAAATGGGAAGACATTAATATAGATTTATTAAACACGACGGTTATTGAATATAGACTTAAATTTGAAAACAACGAATTTAATATGGAAAAATTACATTTGAATTATTGGTTAAAATTAATAAACGTTTTTAAATAATATTCTTTCATAACTGATTTATTTCTACCCTGGAAATGCAATAAAACAAACTTAATGTCTTTATTTAATCGTTTATTAAAACAATATGGTTTGTTGTCTATAAATTTAATTTTTTTGTTTTGTGTACTTTTATCTACTTCATAGTCTTCTGGGTAAATGTGATTACCATGTGTAGCCAAATGTAAATCGAAAGTAAATGTGTTATCAAAAATTTGCGTCAGATCGTTTGTTATAGTTGGAAAATTTGGAAATTGTAAGCCTTGGAATACTTCTTCTTTGTGCGAAAAATAATATAATAAAGTCATATCACATATTCCACCTGGAGCTGTATACGTTTTATGCCAGTTTTCAATATTCTCCATCTGCTCTTTGTAAAATTTAAAACAAAATGTTACAAAATCTTGTAATTTATTTAAATTCCAAATACTTTGTCCACCAGTCACGTCTTTGCTATGAGATGAACAGAGCATAAATTCATAATCTTTTAAATATTTATTATCTATATCTGTTAAATTTTCGTATATTAAAACATCTGAATCACAAATAAATGCTCTAGTTATTTTATTTTCTTTCATGTACTCGCGAATAACAAACCACCTTATTATGCAAATTAATTCTAATTGATAAGAATTTGTAGAAAAATGTTTATATAATTTTTGAAAGTCGTTAATAAGACTTCCGTATTTGTTAAAATCTATACATGTAGCACCTGTGTGTTCATATTCTTTGGGAATATCAGTTATACAAATAACTAATTTATTTAATTCTTTAGCTTTTTTAAGACATAAGTGTACATATTCTCGATTGCCTAAATGAAATATTATAATAGGGAGGTCCATTTATTTAAATGTAAACGGTATCTTTAAATGTAATTACCAATAACAACTATTTTCACACAACGATGGATTTTTAGGCCTATCCTCATGTAATACATTAGTCCAGTATTTATTTTTTGAATCGTTGATTATTTTATTATTCTCCCATCGACTACCGTTTATACCGAAAAATAACTGCAAAGGTCCTCCTACGTATATAACGCTTGAATCGAGTTTATCAAAAATATAATTAGATATTAACATTCCAAAACCTCCCGCACTTACTAATGCTAAATCAAAGTTGTACTCGTTTAATTTTATATTTTCTAAGTTTTCTTTCATTTTATCAAGATGGAATCCCCAGGAATTGCTATCATCGTTTCCTGCATTTTGCTGAGGCGGTTTATAAACTTTAAATTGTACATTATTTCCAAAAATTTTTTTAGGAAATAATTTATCTATATTGATTAATTGATTCTCTACGGTTTTTATATGCGAACTAATAATTAGAATTTTTTTTCCATTTAATAGTTCATTAAACTTATACTCCGGAACGCTCATAAAATAATACGGTTCCAATGAATGAGCGCATATTTTTTTAATATTTGGGTATATTTTATCTATAAAAATGTAATAGTCTTCGGCTTGAATATACATTTGAGAATCCCAAACACACAATAAAGTCGATTTACTTATAGCTTTATTATATTCTATTACATATTTTTTTATATCATCGGTCGTGTTAAACTTTATCCCCGCTCCATGTAACATATCATTAATTAAATATTGCGGTATAACTTTACCACATAACACTTTACCCACAAGTGACGTTTCATTTCCGGATAGCCTACCTATAAAATATTTTTTTCCCAAGTTCTCGTATTCGAGTACATGTCTCTGTAATTCTAAAAAACTGGTCAATTTTTCATTTTCTGAAAATGGACATTTACTCATTTTATTAAATTATTAAAGGTTTAAAGGTTTAAATCAATTTAAATACTTAATACTTAATATTATTATATGAGTTCATGTTTAATATGCGGATGCGTTAAAAATTGTGAAGAATATTTGGATAAGGTATTTGATAACATTAAAAAAATTTCTGAATTATTTGTTAAAACTAAGATTATAATTAGTTTTGATAAATCCAACGATTTTACACTTACAAAATTATTAAAACTTAAATCTGTTTTTGACATGGATATTATAATTAACGAAGATATAACTACACATATAAGGACTGTTAATATAGAGAGAGCTCGAAATAAAATTATAAGTAAAATTTATCAGGAATATAACGATTTCGAATACTTCATTATGATAGACATGGACGATGTTTCTACAAAGCCTATCAATATTGAAATTTTACAGGAAGCCCTCGATAAAAATGATATATGGGACGGAGTATTTTTTAATAACGCTAACTATTATGATTTTTGGGCATTAAATTTTAAAAATTTTCAGTTTTCTTGTTGGCATTCAAGTGACGTCAAAAAATTAATAAAATCAATGAATATGGAATTAAAAAAAGAATCTCTTAAAAATGAATTCATTGAATGTCAATCCGCTTTTGGAGGATTTGGTCTTTACAAAACTAAAAAATTTCAAAATTGCAATTACAGGAGTTTAATAGATTTAACTTTATTTAATATCGATCATATGCGTAATGTATACAATAAATATAAAATTAGTTATAATATAAGTCCCAAAATATATGACTGTGAGCATAGATATTTTCATTTAAGTGCTATTAAAAAAAATGGAGTAAAGCTAATGATATATAATAAAAATTTATTTCCGGAATATATCGGAGAACATACAGATATACTTAGTTAATTAGGCGTTGATTGTTGATATACTCTACTATTAGTTTTTTATGTGTATTTGCTAATTTCTGTGTGGTAATTCGTAATTTATTTAAATTATTAATAAAAATAGTTTGAGTATTTCCTGCAAAATTTGGGTCGTTATTTATGTTATATCTAGGATTTCCGCCTGAGTTTTCTGCGTAGTGTTTTGATAATGGATATATATAATCTGGACTATAAACCATATTGTACCAGTCGTCACAACACCAATTTTTGATTTCTTCTGGAAAATACCATCCAAAGATCTCCATATGTTTTCTTGATACAAAAGATTGGGTTAAAATTCGATTATTGTTATTAATAGGTCCAGTCAATCCAATATTATCGTGGATTTTCAACATTTTAATACTGTCGTTTATCCATCCTTTTGTCTTAAATATTATGTCGTCTCCACATTGATAAAAATAGTTATAACCGTTTTCGTAGGCTTTTTTAAATAAAATGTTCCACATCATAGTACAATAGCCCTTTTCAATTTTTTCTTTATCGTATACAACGAATTCAAATTCAACATTTGAAAATGCTTTTGTAAATCTGGTTATTTCGGCTTGATTTTCAGAATTATCAAAAATACGATCTTTTTCATCAATTCCTATATAAAATTTATAAGCGTGTTCTTTATCGTAAGTTAGCAAGAGTGTTTTTAAAGTCAAATTGTATAAATAAGTTTCTTTTACACATTTCCAATTGTCTCTCTTATTACTAGTTGTTATTATTAAAATCGCTATTTTTTCTGAAGCAATCTTATCCATTTAGATTTATATATTTATTTATTTATCTTTATTTAACTTTATTCTCCGATAAATTATTACAATTTTTATTAAATATTAACAAAAGCAAATTGTAATAATTTATATGAATGTCTCAACTGAGTATTAAAACAATAATTTT